GCTCTACGCCTCGACGGATCGCAAGCGGCACTTGTCATTCTCTCACCACATCGTTGCGGAAGAACGGCGGGAGACATTCGTGCCCGGTCGTGGTATGATTCGGAAATGGGTAGTGTTGTCGAAAAATAATCACTACCTAGATGCGGCGGCGCTAGCGTGTGCGGCTGCGGGCGTTTTAGGCGTCCGCATTCTGCCGAAGACGCAGGCGACGCCCGTATCGCAACAGTTGAGGCAACAGCAACCAGTACGGCGTCTGCTCAACAGCAGGGGCCAACCTTTTCTTGTGACGGAGCGTAGATAGATGGCGAAACGTGGAAACCTTTTGAGCGTTGACGGCGAAGAGCCGCAAGCCCCGCAGGTGGTCGAGTCGACGGCGATCGTTGAAGTGCCGCTAGGCGTTGTTTCGGGGTCGGGCTACGTGTCAAGGCGTGCCGACGTAAAGCTAAGCCGCGATCAGTGCTTGACACTTCGGGCACTACTCAGAGGCTTGCAGGATCGCGGCGAACAATTGCAAAACGGGCGACCGGTGACGAATTGCACTTCGGCGGTGCAGTGGATGCTTGAGAAGATTGCATCTAGTGCCGATAAACCGTTTGTCGGATCTATCTAGCAATTCGCACTTCATGCCATAGCATCATGGCATGGTGATTGCGGACATCGAAGCCGATCTAATTGAGTACGCCGACTTTGAAGAGGTCGGCAGCGTCGCGCGAGCCAAGCTATTTATCACGGCGGCCAAGCGCTGGCTTATTCTTCGCCCGGAATCGGCAAGCAATCAATCTTCGTCTTTGTCGATCGGCAAAGATTCCGTGCAAGAGCTTATGCGACGCGCTCAAGACTACGTCGCTGCTAACGGCACGACTTCGGGCGGTGGCCGAAATAGCGTGCGGTTCCTCAGTGCTACGAGGTTCCGTTGATGGGCAAGTACAAGGACGCTAGGGGCATCGCGGCTTCGTTCGATAAGATCCGGGCCGATTACGACATGAGCCGGGAGAACCGGTTCATCCGTCGCCGCACTGGCGTTAATCCGCAAGGCACCGGGCCGAATTATCACTACCGCACCGAGGACAAGTACTACGCGGACATCGAGCAAGCCCGCGACATGGATCGCAACGACGGGCTAGTCGGCACGCTAGTTGATCGCCGCGTCGACAACATCGTCCAAAGCGGTTTCGTGCAGCATCCGGCAACCGGCGATAAAGGGCTAGACCTCGAACTCTACAACCGTTGGGAATCGTTTTCGAACGACCCGGACCAATGCGACGTAGCCGGAGAATTGACCTGGAAGGAAATGGAGCGGCAAGCGTGCCGGTCAGAGTCGATCGACGGCGACATCGTTGTGCTTGGAACCGAGGATGGATCTTTTCAACTTGTCGAAGCCCATTCGATTAAGACCAAGAGCCGAAAAGAAAACACTTTCCTCGGCATCACGACGGATCGATACGGCAAGCGGATTCAATACCACATTCTCGAAGAGCTAAACGAGTTTGGCCTAAAGGGCGAGTCGCGACCGGTTGACGTTCGCGATAGCGAGGGCTTGCGTCAAGTCTTCCATGTCTACAACCCAAAGCGGGTCAGGCAGAACCGAGGCGTTACGCAACTCGCGCCGGTGTTCGCGTATTCGGGAATGCTCGAAGACATCAACTTTGCGAAGCTTGTCCAACAGCAGGTGGTTTCGTGCTTTGCGATCTTTCGCAAGATCGCTGCGGGCTCGCCTTCGCTTCCTTCTGTCGATGGCATGTTTGGCGACGCTTCAACGCAACCGACCGGAAGCGGCGTTAGACAACTTGAAGGTATCCAACCCGGCATGATGATTGACGGCGTGCCCGGCGAAGAGTTGCAAGGATTTAGCCCAAGCGTACCCAACGCAGAGTATTTCGACCAAGTCAAATTGATTTTGCAAATCATCGGAGTCAACTTCGGCTTGCCGTTGTGCTTGGTTTTAATGGATGGCAGCGAAACGAACTTCAGCGGCTGGCGTGGTGCCGTTGATGAGGCCCGCAAAGGCTTTATCGCCGATCAGTTGAACTTAGTTCGGCGGCTTCACTCGCCTGCTTGGCGGTGGTGGGTATCGCGTTTGCTTGAAAACGAACCCGCGATGCGTCGAGCGTCGAAGCGGTTAGGTGTCGATATCTTCGGACACGTCTGGAACTTGCCGACGTGGTCATATATCGAGCCGGTAGCCGATGCAGAGGGCGACGCAACGCAACTTCGCAACGCCTTGACAAGCCCGCGAAGGATGCACGCGGCCCGTGGCAAGGACTGGGAGACGATCGCCGAAGAGATTATCGACGATAACGTCTATGCGATTGAACGAGCCAACAAAGCGGCGGCAAAGATCAACGCAGGCAACCCGTTAGCACCGGTAACGTGGAGAGACCTTATACCGCTTGCGATGCCAGCCGGAACCACGATGGCGATGCAAGATCCGAACGCCGTTGCGGTGCAGGAGGCAGCGGCCGGAAGCGAGGCCGAAGCGGCTACGCCGACAGGCGAGTTCGCTGGGATTACTCGCCAGCAATGGAACCGCAACCGCAAGGCGATCAAGGACGTGCTAGACGAAATGATCGCCGGCACGACAAGCGAAGCGGCTGCCCGTGTTTTTCTTGGCGGAATCGGACTTTCGCAGGCATCGGTAGACGCACTGATCGCGGATGCAAAGGACGGAACGGTCGAAACGCCGGAGGTGATCGAAGGTGTCTAAGGTTATCAAGATTGATGGGCTGATCGGGACTAAGCCAAACGAAATTTCGGCGTCCTATATTACGTCGCAACTGCCGGAAAACGGCACCGAGCCGATCGAAATTGAGATTCACTCGGAAGGCGGTAGCGTGATCGAAGGTTTCGCGGCCTATGACGCAATCGCGGCCTACCAGGGGCCAAAAAAGGTTTCGGTTAAGTCGTCTGCGTTTTCGATCGCTTCATTCATTGCGATGGCTGGCGATGAAATCGAGATCACGCCGAACGGATATTTGATGATTCATCGGCCTTACCTTGGCACGGAAGGCGACGACGAAGAGTTAGCGAACGAAGCCGAATTGCTTCGCGACATGCGTCAAAAAATGACCGCGGCCTACGCCAGGAAAAGCGGGCTAAGCGAAGAGGCAATCGGCGAAATGATGAAGCGAGACACGTACTTAAACGCCGAAAAGGCGTTGTCGCTTGGCTTCGTCAATCGGATCACCGACAAACCAATTTCGGGTCGACCGCTGGCCCGTATGGAATCAATGCCGCACGGTGTTGTTTTGGCGTTATGTAGCGCCAAGCCAAGCGGCGAAGAACCGAGCAAGGCTAAGGAGAAATCTATGTCCGACGCTCAACCAGTCGCCGCAACTCTCGAAGAAATCGAAGCGGCTTATCCGAAGGCCAAGCCGGATTTTGTCTTGGCTTGCCTCAAGAAGCGAATGCCGATGGCCAGTGTGGCAACGGCAGCCGTTGAGGAAATGATGCGGGAGAACGCGGAACTAAAGGCTCAAATCGCAGCGATGCAGGAAGAGATGGGCAAGGCGAAATCCGTCGAACATGGCGACATGGAGACGGAAGAAAAAGAGGAAATGCAAGAGATGGCACAAGCCAAGGCGAAAGGCGTCAAGCCGATTGCCAAAGCTAAGTCAACCGAAGGCATTTCTGCCCGTGCTCGATGGGACGAGGCGGTCGCTTCGGCCTTGGGCAAATGTCGCAACGATCGCCGAAAGGCGGTGGCACTTGCCAGACGCGAAAACCCTGGACTTGCCGAAGCTCTAGTCGCCGAAGCCAACGTCCGCTGATTACACCACAAGCCAAAAAAGGAACTGAAACATGAGTCAGTATGTTGACGGAAATCTGCGGGGATTCATCGCAGACGAAGCGATCGCACAGCACCTTCGGGTGAAGCTTGACAGTGACGGCCGCGTCACCGTCGCCGGATTGACCGACCGCGACATCGGCACGGCAGAGACGGCCGCTTATGCCGCCGGTGATCCGATCACCGTTCGGCTTCGGACGGCAGCAGGAACCGCGAAGATGGTTTCGATTGAAGCCCTAACCGTTGGGTCACTGGTTTACACCGAAGCCAACGGCAAAGTTCAAGACACCGCGGCTTCGACGGCATTCCTGATCGGCACGGCACTGGAGAGTGCAAGCGGTGACGGATCGGTAATCGAAGTGCTTCGGTACAACCACGGCGATACCGCTGTCACCTGATCGGCTTTTCACACAACACAAAGGAGAATTGAAACATGGCATCACCCATCACCAGTTTGGCAACCCTTCGGCCCGACCTCGCATCGTATTTCGAATACGATTTGGAGGCCGACCGTTCGGGCTACGTCGCGGCGCGAGTGCTTCCGGTCATGGAAGTGCGGAGCGCCGCCGGCAACTTCGGGAAGGTCAAGCTCGAAGACCTGTTGCAAAAGCGGGACACCTTACGGACGCCCGGCAGTGCTTACAACCGCGGAAACTTCCAATTCGACGACGCAGTCTATGCGACGCGCGAACAGGGGGCCGAAGAGGTTGTGGACGACAACGAAGCCCAAATGTATGCAGACTATTTCGACCTTGAACAGGTCTGCACCGCTAGGGCTTATTCTGCCGTACTTCGCAGTGCCGAGCAGCGGGTCGCAAGTGCGATTTTTAACACGACGACGTGGACCGGATCCAGCCTGACGACCGCGATCACGAACGAGTGGGACACCAACCACACGACGAACGCGGTTCCGATCAACGACGTTGAGGCCGCGGTCAATAAGGTGTACGACGCTTCGGGCTTGTGGCCCAATGCGTTGATTATCAACCGCAAGGTTTTTCGCAACCTTCGAAACCTCGATCAGATCATCGAGCGAATCGAAAGTGCCGGGGCCGGCAACGCGAGCAAGCCTAGCGACATCACCGCTGAGATGCTGGCGAGGGTGTTCGATCTAGACTTTGTGATCGTCGCCGGATCGTCGAAGAACGGAGCGGACGAAGGGCTGACCGCGACGCCGGAGCAAATTTGGTCTAGCGAGTACGCCATGGTCTGCAAGATCGCAACCGGCAACGACATGCGAGAGCCTTGCGTTGGCCGAACTTTCCATTGGTCCGCAGATGGATCGTCCATCGGCGGCACGGTCGAGAGCTACCGCGAAGAAGGCGTACGCGGCAACGTAATCCGAGTTCGGCACCAAGTCGCCGAAGTCGTGTTGCACGCCGAAGCGGGCCACCTCCTCAGCAACGTGACCACGCTTTAAGGTTTGAAATGGCAACGGTTTTCGATTCTCACTTCGCCTCAGTGGGGTTCCCTGCATTGCTTGAGCAGTTCGGGGAGTCGATTACCTACTTGCCACGCAGCGGGGGGGCGAGGCCGATCACCGCCATCATCGACCGCGACCCTCCCGCCGTTTTGGACGTCTCCGGAAATAGCCTTTTTCCGTTGGCGAA